TGGCAAGTATAATTAAAACAGATAACATACAAAAAGTTTCAGACGATTCTAACATCATTAAAAAATGTGGATCAACAATTACAATAGGTTCAAGTGGAGCTTCTGTTGCTTTAGCTTGTGGTGCAACACAGACAGGTTTTGGTCGTACTGGAACTGTAGATTGGTGTATGACTGCAAAGACAAGTCCATTCACAGCAGTCAATGGCGATGGATTTTTTGTTAATACTACAAGTGGAACAGTAACAGTTACATTACCAGCATCACCTAGTGCTGGAGATATTGTAGCTTTAGCAGATTATGCTAACCAATGGGCTACAAACAATGTTACAATTTGTAGAAATTCATCTTTAATAAATGGAGGTGCTTTTAATTCAACTTTAAATACAAATGGTCAATCAGTAACTTTAATCTATGTAGATGGAACTAGAGGCTGGAAAACAGTAACAGATTCAACTGCTAATGTTACAGGAGCTCCTAATTTTATTACAGCAACAGGTGGAACAATAACAACTTCTGGTGACTTTAAAATACATACATTTACATCTGACGGAACTTTTACGATTAGTACAGCACCAACACCAGCTAACAATAATGTTTCATATTTAGTTGTAGGAGGTGGTGGTGGCACAGGAACTTCAGGTGGTAATTCAGCAGGCGGAGCAGGAGCAGGAGGTTTTAGAGAAGGTAAAACACCAGCAACTCCTTACACAGCTAGTCCTTTAGTAGCACCAGCAGGTTTACCAGTTGCAACTGGATCTTATCCAATTACAGTAGGTGCAGGAGGTGCAGGAGGTGATGCAGGTTCTGCTCCTGAACAACCTGGAACTCAAGGAGTTAGTTCAATATTTTCAACTATCACTTCAGCAGGTGGTGGTAGAGGTGCAGGTCCTGTAGCACCAGGAGTAGGTGGTCCTGGAGGTTCTGGTGGTGGCGCAGCAGGTGGTGGTTTGGGTAGAGCAGGTGGATGTGGAAACACTCCTCCAGTTAGTCCACCTCAAGGAAACAATGGAGGAACAAGTCCTCCTGGTAGTCCAGACGCAAATGGTGGAGGAGGAGGAGGTGCAGGAGCAGCAGGCACTAACGCTTCAGGTCCTACATCAGGTAGTGGTGGTAATGGAGTATCAACAGAAATTACAGGTTCAGCAGTAACTAGAGGAGGTGGCGGAGCAGGTGGTGCTTATACTCCTGCTGGAGCAAGTATGGGTTCTGCTGGTTCAGGTGGTGGTGGAGGAACTAATGCTAATGCCGCAGGTAATAATGGAACAGCAAATACTGGTGGTGGTGCAGGCGGTCCAAGCGCTAATTCAGCAGTAGATGGAGCAGTAGGAGGATCAGGTATAGTAGTAATAAGATACAAATTTCAATAGGATAAATTATGAGTACAATTAAAGTAAACACAGTAACAAAAAGAACAGGCAGCACACTTACATTAGGTGAGTCAGGCACAACAGTAACTTTAGCTTGTGGTGCTACACAAACAGGATTTGGTAGATCAGGTTCAGTTAATTGGCAAACAACACCAAAAACTGCCACATTTACAGCAGTAAATGGCGAAGGTTATTTTGCTAATACTAGTGGTGGTGCATTTACAATAAATTTACCAGCAGGAAGTGCAGGAGCAATAGTTGCAGTTTCAGATTACACAAGAACTTTTGCAACAAATAATTTAACAATAGCACCAAATGGTTCAGAAAAAATTGGTGGAGTAGCAGAAACATTACTTTTAGATATTAATGGTCAGGCTTTAACTTTAGTTTATGTAGATGCAACAGAAGGATGGATTAATGTTCAAAATGCAGAAGATACAGAAACAGGTTTAGCAGCAGCTTATGTAACAGCAACTGGAGGAACAATAACTACTTCAGGAGATTTTAAAATTCATACATTTAATGCAGACGCAACTTTTACAGTTAGTTGTGCAGGAAATCCTAAAGGTTCAGATAAAGTAGATTATATAGTAGTTGCAGGAGCAGGTGGAGGCGGTAGAGGAACTGATAATGGTGGTGGAGGCGGTGGAGCAGGTGGATTTAGAATGTCTAACAGTTATAGTTTGCCAGCACCAACAACTTCACCTTTAGCATCACCAACAGGTTTACCAGTTTCAGTACAAGCTTATCCAGTTACAGTTGGAGCTGGTGGAGCAGGAGGTTCACCTCCATCATGTTCAGGACCAGGTTGTTCAGGAAGTAATTCAATATTTTCAACTATTACATCAACAGGTGGTGGAGGTGCAGGTGGTGTTCCACAATCAACTTTTACAGGTTTAAATGGTGGTTCAGGTGGAGGTGGAGCAGGGGAAAGTTCTGGTGCAGGTGGAACAGGTAACACACCCCCAGTTAGTCCTTCTCAAGGTTTTGATGGTGGAAGTGGTAGTTCCGCAGCTTGTATTGATGCTGGTGGTGGAGGTGGAGGTGCAGCAGCTGTAGGTGGTAATGCCCCTAATCCAGACCCAAGTAGGAGAGCAGGTGATGGAGGTATTGGAAGTTTTGCATCACCTTCTTTTGCTGTATCTTGTGCAGGAACACCAGGACCAGTTGGAAGTGTTAGATATTTTTCAGGTGGTGGTGGTGGTGCTAGTGGAAGAACAGGTCCAACAGGTGCAGGACCAGGAACAGCAGGTAATGGAGGATCAGGAGGTGGTGGAATTGGAGGAACAACTCCAGGAACAAACACAGGAACTGCTGGAACTGCAAATACAGGTGGTGGAGGCGGAGGTGGAACAAACTGCAATTCTGGTGGTGCAGGCGGATCAGGAATAGTAATAATAAGATACAAGTTCCAAAATTAATGAATTTACATAAACTAAAAAATATAATATAAGGAGAACATTATGGCACATTACGCAAAACTAGGAGCAAACAATAAAGTTATAGCAGTTCATGTTGTAGCTGATAAAGATTGTCAAAATGCTGATGGTATTGAAGATGAAGAAGTAGGAAGACAGTTTTTGGAAAGAATCCATAGCTGGCCTCTTTGGAAAAAAACATCTTACAATACATCTGGCGGACAACACAAAACAGGCGGAACACCTTTAAGAGGTAACTACGCAGGTATAGGTATGACTTATGATGAAGATAACGATATTTTCATTGGTAAGAAACCTTATGCTAGTTGGACTTTAAATGTTGCAGAAGCAAGATGGCAGTCACCAGCAGGTGATGCTCCTGCTTTAACAGCAGAACAAACTTCACAAAACGAAGCTGGAACTCACAGATGGTCATACAACTGGAATGAGTCTGGTCAATCTTGGGATATAGAAAATAGCTTAGCTTAATTTATGCAGAAGGTGGTACTGTCGGAGATTAGTTTAATTCATGGTTCTGTTGCTATGCCGAAAGGCTTTGAGATAGACAGAGATCAAATTAGAAACGACATCATAGAATCCTACGTCAAAAAAAATAGAATAAACAATAATCCAAAAGCATATTCTTTTGACGATTATGCTGTGCCTTTTTCACAACCTTTACAATGGATGCAAGACTACCTAAGAGATCATGTTAGAGTAGAACATGGTTTTACTTTAGTTTATAAAAGTATGTTTGGTAATGTTATGCACCCTAAAGAAAAATCTTGGACTAGACATCAAGTTGATCCTGTAGATTTAAGAAACTCACCTGACTATACAGTTATTTATGGTGTTGATGTTAAAGAAGGTTCTTCTGAATGTATTATTGAATATGATGATAATAGAAGAAAAAATAGAACTTGGCATTTACCTATAAAAAATAATGAGTTTATAATGTTTCCAGCTACTAATAAATATTCTTTTTCACCTAATACTTCTAATGGTTTAAATATAATTCTAACTTTAAATTATGAATTTATCTAATTATTATTGGTACTTTGAATCTGCAATACCACCAAGAATTTGCGATTTAATTGTTAAGTATGGTAAGGCAGAAAAGAACAGAGAGATTATGGCTATTACAGGTGGTTATGGTAGGGATAGAGATTTAAATAAACAACCTCTTACCAAAGAAGAAGTAAAAGATTTACAAAAAAAAAGAAATTCAAATATTGTTTGGATGAACGATAGATGGATCTACAAAGAAATACAACCTTATATACATCAAGCAAATCAAAATGCAGGTTGGAACTTTGATTGGGATTGGTCAGAATCTTGTCAATTTACAATTTATAAAAAAGGTCAATATTATGATTGGCATTGTGATAGTTGGGATAAACCTTATGTAGAAGAAGGTCCAACAAAAGGTAAAATAAGAAAATTATCTGTAACTGTAACTTTGACAGACCCTAAAGAATATAAAGGTGGTGAACTAGAATTTGATCTAAGAAACTTAGATCCTGATAAGAAACCTAACTTAAGAAGTTGTACTGAAATATTACCTAAAGGTTCTTTAGTTGTATTTCCTTCTTTTGTTTGGCATAGAGTTAAACCAGTAACAAAAGGAGAAAGGAATAGTTTAGTCATTTGGAATCTTGGCTATCCATTTAAATAATATGAATAATATAAAACAAGGCGGAAGTAATAAACAAAACAAAAACCATGTAGATTTTAAATCTGCATTTTATTTTCAAACACCAATATGGATCGCAGAAGCTCCAATGTTTTTGAAAAACGCAACTAAAGTAACAGATAAATATATTAAGAAAGCTGATAAACTTTTAAAAGATAAATTAAAAAATGAACCAAAATGGAAAAAAGATATAGGTACATTTGGTTTATCAAAACATAGTGAAAGTTTTTCAAATGATCCTAAAATAAAAGACCTAGTACAATTTATAGGTCAACGATCTTATGAGTTTTTGGATTGGCAAGGATTTAATTTACAAAATCACAGTTTACACTTTACAGAATTTTGGGTGCAAGAATTTAGTGAAAAAGGTGGTGGTCATCATTCTACACATCAACATTGGAATCAACATGTATCAGGATTTTATTTCTTAAAATGTAGTGAGAAAACATCTTATCCAATATTCCATGAACCAAGACCTGGTGCAGAGATGACAAAACTACCTTTAAAAAATCAATCACAAATTACAATGGGAACTAATCAAGTACATTACAAACCTAATCCAGGAACAATGATTATTTTTCCAGGTTATGTTCCACATGAATTTGCAGTAGATGCAGGACTAGAACCTTTTAGATTTATACATTGGAATATTAAAGTTGTTGAAACAGCAATTTCAAAAGAAAGGAGTAATAATGAGCTTCCAAAAAAATAAATATTGTGTCATCAAAGAAGCTGTACCAAAAGATATAGCTACATTTGTTTACAATTATTTTTTACTTAAAAGACAAGTTGCAAGAACTTTGTTTGATGAAAGATATATTTCTAACTTTACAGAAGAATGGGGTACTTGGGCAGATCAACAAGTTCCAAATACATATTCGCATTATGCAGATATAGCTATGGAAACTTTATTAATGAGAACTTTACCTGTAATGGAAAAGAAGACAGGACTTAAGTTAAATCCAACTTATTCTTATGCAAGAATATATAAAACAGGAGATGTGCTGCACAGACACAAAGATAGATTTAGTTGTGAAATATCTACAACATTAAATCTAGGTGGTGATCCTTGGGCTATTTATTTAGAACCTAAAAAGAATGTAGGTATTCCTGATGGTAAAAAAATTACAGTATCAAGCAACAATAAAGGAACTAGAGTCGTTTTGAAACCTGGTGATATGCTAGTCTATAGAGGTATGGAACTAGAACATTGGAGAGAAGAATTTCAGGGTAACGATTGCTGTCAAGTTTTTCTACACTATAATGACCAAAAGTCTAAAAATGCAAATCAAAATCTTTATGATAAAAGAAAGCATTTAGGACTACCAGCTTGGTTTAAAAAGTGATAGAATACCGATTGGGGTAGGCAATACCACCAACCACCTTGCCTATCCCTTTTAATTACTATGGCTAATATATATAAAAATTCAATGTTTGATCTTACAACGACAGACAAAACAACTGTATATACTTGTCCTACAAATAGGACAGCTTTAATAAAAGCAATACAAGTTACTAATATTCATACAGGAACTGTTGAAATAGAAGCATTTGCTACAGACGCATCTGATTCTAATGCTGAACATGAAGTAGCTCACATATCATTAGGATCAAAAACAGTAGATAACTTAGT